AATAGTGATTATGAAACAGAAAATAATAGATTATCATTAACCTTTCGTAAGTATCTTGGTGTATCTAAAAAGATGTGTGATGAACAAAACAAAATATTATTAGAGAATGAAAATTTAAGACAAGAACTAGAAATGCTTAAAGTTTGTCAAAGATATGCAGACAGACCTCTACCACCACAATTTGCAACGGTAGAAAAACATTGTAAAGGTTTAAGAGCAACTCCTAAAAGAGTAAAAGAAGAAGAGCCAGCTTGGGACAAATCTAAAAAAGAATGGGTAAAAGAAAATCCTGATATACCTATATACAATACTGAAAAGAAAACGTTGAAAATGCCACCAAAAGATTTCGTATTACCTGAGCCAGGAACACAGCCTATTAACTAGTATAAATAGTAGTATGACAACTACAAATGCATTATCAAGACAACCAACTAAATTAGACTTAGCGTCTCCGGCGCAGTTTAAATTTAGTATTATCAAACTGCCAAAGGTGGAATATTTCTGTACAGCAGCTAATATACCTGGAGTTAGTTTATCTTCAATTAAACAAATGACACCACTTGCAGACATACCTATTCCTGGTGAAAAGATAACTTTTGAAAACCTAGAATGTACTTTTATGGTTGATGAAAATTTAGAAAATTATAGAGAGATACACGGTTGGTTAATGGGTTTAGGATTTCCAGCTTCAAGAACTCAATTTAGAGATATTGTAGCCTCTGGTTCTGATAGATTCCCATTACAAGGTTCTAGTCAAACAAATACAGACCCCGGTAAGGTAACAGGTGGTCCTGTGCCATTAGGTCCTGTGTTTTCAGACGCAACCTTAAACGTATTGTCAAGTAAGAATAGAGCTAATATTGAAGTGAGATTTAGTGATGTATTTCCGGTATCATTGAGTGGGTTGAGTTTCAACCAACAAGGTATGGATGTTGATTACTTATCTGCTACTGTTACCTTTCAGTACAAAATATATGAATTCGCTGTAAAAGGTGGCAAGACTTCTACTACGGTAACTTAAACCACGCTTTACTTTTTTAATAAATTATGATAGATTGGATACATTATGGATTTAGAAAAATTACAAGAACAAGTTGATAAAGATTTAAAACTAAATGAGACTGAATTAGATTTAGAATCTTTAAAAACTCCCCAATTACACAACCAATATATGAAACACTTAACAAAGTATAAACTTATGTTGAGTAGAGCCGAGTCTGAACTTCACTCCATCAAAAGAGAGAAGTGGGAATATTACACAGGCAAATCAGAAGCTTCAGTATATGCAGAGAAACCTTTTAACTTTAAATTATTAAGACAAGATGTTGACAAGTATCTTGAATCAGATACAGATATTCAACGTGCAAAACAAAAAGTAGATTACTTACAAACTGCCATAGATTTTTTAGATAGAACTATTAGACAAATTTCAAATAGAACCTTTACAATAAAAAATGCAATTGAGTGGCGTAAGTTTACATCCGGTGCCATTTAATAATGAAAAACATAAGATACCTTGTCATTGACAAGAAAGATGACGTTCATCTAAAGATAGAAGCTGATGAGGCAATTCGTAGAGATTTAGGAGAATTCTTTACCTTTGAAGTGCCTGGTTTTAAGTTTATGCCACAATATAGGGCTAGACAATGGGACGGTAAAATTAGATTATTTTCTTATCAGACAGGTCAAATATATGCAGGTTTATATCCTTACATTTTAAAGTGGTGTCAAGACAATGAAGTTGAAGTTGTTGACGCAACAAAAATAACTGATACTAAAGTTGATGAGAAAAGAGTAGATAGTTTTATACAAGCATTAGAAATACCATTTAAGGTTAGAGATTATCAAAAAGAAGCCTTCATTTATGCAACAAGAAAAAATAGAACTTTGTTGTTGTCACCTACTGCCTCTGGCAAATCTTTAATTACTTACTTGTTGGTAAGATTCAATATGTTAAGACTAAAAGAAGAAAAGAAAAAAATATTAATTATCGTACCTACTACTTCTCTGGTTGAACAATTGTTTAAAGACTTTAAAGATTATGGTTGGTCACCTGAAAGTAATGTACATAGAATCTATCAAGGTCACGATAAAGATACCCACAAAAGAGTTGTAATATCTACTTGGCAATCAATATACAATCTACCTAAAAAATGGTTTCAACAATATGGTATGATTATAGGTGATGAAGCACACTTATTCAAAGCACTTTCATTAACCAAAATAATGTCTAAACTTATTAAGTGCCCATATAGAGTTGGTATGACAGGTACATTAGATGGTTCTAAAACACACAAACTTGTTTTAGAAGGACTATTTGGTGCTGTAAATAAAGTTATATCTACAAGTGAATTGCAAGAGAAAGGTAAACTTGCAGAGCTTAAAATATACTGTTTAGTATTAAAACACGGTAAACAAGAAAGAGAATTTTTAAAAGGTAAAACATATCAAGAAGAAATGGATTTTATTGTAACCAATGAGAAGAGAAACAAGTATATAAGAAACTTGGCCTCTGGTCTACAAGGTAATACATTGTGTTTGTTTCAATATGTAGAAAAACACGGAAAGGACCTTTATGAATCAATCAAACAAAAAGCTGAAGACAAACAAGTTTTCTATGTTCACGGAGGTGTTGAAACTGAACAAAGAGAAAAAATTAGAGAACTTACAGAAAAGGCTGACAATGCTATTATCGTTGCGAGTTATGGGACTTTCTCTACCGGCATTAACATTAGGAATTTGCATAACATTATTTTTGCTAGTCCTAGTAAATCCAGGATAAGAAACTTGCAATCAATTGGTAGAGGTCTCCGTTTAAAAGACGATAATACACACGCTACGTTATATGATATTGCAGATGATTTGACACACAATGAGAAAGAGAATTACACTCTGGCTCACTTTAGAGAACGGATAAATATATACAGCGGCGAAGACTTTGATTATGAAATACATAACGTGGAGATGAACAATGCACCAACAAATTAAAACAAATATAAAGTTAATTAAACTGATTAATGGTGATGACATAGTTTGTCATTTACCGGAAAAAGATAATCAGTTACCAGATGATTCGCCTTTATTAAGATTAGAAAAACCATTACAAGTTAAATATATTCCACAGTTTACACCTCAAGGATTTAAAGATTACATTGCTTTGATTCGTTGGGTAAACTTTTCTCCTGATAATATTATTACTATTCCAAAAGATAAGATAATGACCATTGCTGGTGCTACTAAAGAAATGACTAAACAATATGGTGAAATATCAAGAGAGTATCATACAATAAGGCCACCACAACAAGGTACTGGTGTAAAGTCTTATGAAGCTAAAGAATTAACTTCGGAAGACCAAAAGAAGATTAGAGAGATATTTGAAGAATGGGAAGATGATGATGAGTTTGAGAAAACTATCCATTAAAGGAGGTGTTCTTGAAAACGCTACACCGCTCATTATACACAGGAAAAAAACATTGTCAACCTTAATTTGAAATTAATCTTGGCATTGACAATTAGATAAAAATAAGATATTATGAATCTTAAATGAGGATATTATGGCAAGACAAAAATCAAAACCAGAACATTACGTAAATAACAAAGAATTCTTAGCTGCTATGGTTGAGTATAGAAACTCTGTACTATTGGCTGAAAAGAAGAAACAACCTAAACCACCAGTAACCGATTATATTGGTAGTTGCTTTTTAAAAATAGCTAATCACTTATCGTATAGACCAAACTTTATTAATTACACATACAGAGACGATATGATTTCTGATGGTATAGAAAACTGTTTACAATACCTAGGCAATTTTAATCCAGATAAATCTAATAACCCTTTTGCATATTTCACACAAATTATATATTATGCATTTATTCGTAGAATACAAAAAGAAAAGAAACAAACTACAATCAAACAAAAGATGATTGCAGAGGGTAATTATGACGATATGACCTTACATCCAGGTGAAGATAGAGATTTTAAAAATCAGTTTAGTGAATATTTAAGAGCTAATTTACCTAGAGAAGAAACATCCGAAGAAGACAAGAAGCCCAAAAAAGCAGTTAAGAAAAAGAAATAATGAAGATAGCGATATTAAATGATACTCACTTTGGTGTGAGAAACGATAGTCCAGCTTTTATAAAATATCAGAATAGATTTTATGATGAACTATTTTTTCCTTATCTAAAAGAAAATAATATTAAAACGTTGATACATCTAGGTGATGTGGTAGATAGAAGAAAGTTTATTAACCACAATACAGCACACAATTTCAAAAATCATTTTTGGAATAAACTAGAAGAAGATGGTATTGATACACATATTATCATTGGCAATCACGACACATATTACAAGAATACAAATGAAGTAAACGCTTTACAGAATTTAGAGATTAATAAAAATTCTAAAGTATACACACAAACAACAGAGGTTGAATTTGATAACTTACCTATACTATTCATACCTTGGATTTGTGACGATAACGAAGTAGAATCAGTAGAGAAAATTAAGAATAGTACCTCACCTATTGCAATGGGTCATTTAGAAGTCAAAGGCTTTGAAATGCACAACGGACATTTTAACGACCACGGACAAGAGAAGTCTATGTTTAAAAGGTTTGAAAAAGTATTATCAGGACACTTTCACAAGAAGTCAGATGATGGCCAAATATATTATATGGGAACACAATATGAAATGACTTGGTCAGATTATAATTGTCCAAAAGGATTTCATATATTTGATACAGACACCAGAGACTTGACAAGAGTATCAAATAATATTAAGATGTTTAAGAAAATAATTTATGATGATAAACAAACTAATTACAATGAATTTGACATTACACCATATGATGAGTGTTTTGTTAAACTAATTATATCTCAAAAAACAGATAATGATATGTTTAATAACTTGATGGATAAACTGTACAATCAAATCAATGTACACTCGGTTGACGTTATTGAAGATATGTCAGATGTTAATGTGTCTGTTAAACAGGATATAATTGAACAAGGCGAAGATACATTAACATTTTTAGGAAACTATATTGACCAAACAAATACAGACCTAGACAAACAAAAATTAAAAGCTTTTGCAAAAGAGCTATATAGTGAGGCAAGTGAATGACAGTAGAAGTAAAAGGTAATTTTGGTGCAAATTTTGGTCCGTTTGTATATAATTATACAGCAGACGATAATCTAATCAATGGACTATTAGAAAGAGCACAACAAAAAACACCAGGTAGTGGTAATAAAGAACTAGCAGGTGTGATAGAAGACCAACGTGGTTATTCTAGTGAAGACAAAAAATGGTTTGTAGAGGCATTTCAACCATACATTTCAGATTATGCTAGAAAAAATTGTCACTTTAGAGGTGGTGAGTGGTCAAAAGGTTGGACAGATAAATTTGAATTGATGAGTTTATGGATTAACTTTATGAAATCAGGAGAATCTAATCCTGTTCATCATCATAGTGGACAAATAACTTGGGTAATTTATTTAGAAACGCCTGATTTAGAAAAAGAACGAGAAGAGTATCAAGGTAGAAGTGTAGGACCTGGTGGTATTTGTTTTCATTATGGAGAACCACAATTTCCAGAATGGGCTTCACATACGTATGGTTATGTTCCTAAAAAAGGTGATATGTGGATTTTTCCAGCATTATTACGACACGAAGTTATCCCTTTCAAATCAGAGGGTACTAGAATTAGTGTATCAGGTAATTTCTTTTTCAAAAATCCAAATGAAAAATCTGGTATTATCGAAACAGCAATAGACCAAGACGCAAAGCATCCAAGAGCATAATGATATTATTTAAAAGACTAACTTATAAAAACTTTTTATCAACTGGTAACGTACCTATCGTTGTCAATCTTGATATGTCTCAAACTACATTAATTGTAGGAACAAACGGCTCAGGCAAATCTACTTTGCTTGACGCCTTATGTTTTGCCTTGTTTAATAGACCATTTAGAATTATTAAAAAAGAACAAATGGTCAATACTATTAACAATGGTGATTGTGTGGTTGAGGTAGACTTTGAGGTTGGTACTAAAAAGTTTAAAGTACGTAGAGGTATCAAACCAAATATATTTGAGATTTTTTGTGACGGCAAAAAGTTAAATCAAGACGCCAACAATATAGATTATCAAAAGTATCTTGAACAAAATATAATGAAGTTAAACTACCGGTCTTTTATTCAAGTAGTATTACTAGGCTCATCATCTTACGAACCGTTTATGAAGATGAAACCAAGATACAGACGAGAAGTTGTAGAAGAGATACTTGATATTAGAGTTTTTGGCCTTATGGACCTAATTTTACGTTCCCAACAGAGTGATTTACAAAAAAAGTTGACGGAGGTGAGGCACCAATGTGAGTTAATAAAGACCAAGTACGAAACTGAAGCAAAGTATCTAAAGACGCTGGAGACCAAAGGTAGCGACAACCAGGCGGTAGTGCAAAATAGACTAGAAGAAAATAACAAAAATAAGATAGAATATGAAACAAAACTACAAAAACTAAATGAAGAGATAGCCATTAGTCAAAATGAACTACAAGGCAAGGAAGAAGTTGAAACTAAACTAAATCAGTTGAATAAACTAGAAACAAAAATAGAAACAAATATATCTACACACAAGAAAACTTTAGACTTCTTTAAAGATAATGATAACTGTCCTGTTTGTACACAACAGATTGACCAAGATTTTAAGGGAAAGAAATGCGAAGAAGAACACGGTACAATTTCCAAACTAGAAAGTGGTCTAGTCCAGCTCGTAGAAGAAATATCAAAACACGAACAAAAAGTATCAACTTTCTCCAAGGTTTCAAACAAAATCTCCAATATGAATTTGGACTTGGCAAAAATAACATCATCATTAGAAAGTCTGAAATCTCATAGTGACCAAATACAACTAGATATTAATAATTTCAATAATAAAGACGTAGATATAGAATCAATTAAACTTGAACTGGAAAAGATGTCAGCAGACCTTGGTGTTGCAGACGCTAACCTTACAGATGTACAAGAAGAAAAAGGTTATGTAGATGTGTTAAGAGAAATACTAAACGACAAAGGTGCTAAAGCACAAATCATTCGTAAGTATGTTCCTATTATGAATAGTCTTATTAACAAATATCTACAAGCAATGGACTTTTATATTTCATTCAACCTAGATGAAGAGTTTAACGAAACAGTTAAATCAAGATTCAGAGATACCTTTAACTATAATAACTTTAGTGAGGGTGAGAAGATGAGAATAGACTTAGCATTATTATTTACTTGGCGTGATATTGCAAGAATGAAGAATAGTACAAATACAAATCTACTAATACTAGATGAGATATTTGATTCATCACTAGACGGCCAAGGTATGGATGATTTCTTTAAAATCATTAAACAATTTGAAAAAGAAAATATCTTTATTATATCTCATAAAGGTGATATACTATTTGATAAATTTACTAACATAATAAAGTTTGAAAAGGTACAAAACTTTACACAACTAGGGACAATATAATGGCAGATAAGGAAATAAAACAATTAGGACTAATACCAGCAAATGACATTAGAGTAAACACAGCAATTGCTCCGTTTAAAGATGAAATGTTAAAAGAACACAGCTTTGAAAATAGAGCTGAGGTTTCTAAAGCAATGTTTATGTGTATGAAAAAATACGGTGGTGTAGGTCTTACCTGTAATCAAGCAGGTCTTCCTTTTAGAATGTTTGTAATGGGTAATCATTTATCACTAAACAACGGTGAAAAGTATGCTTGTTGGAATCCTAGAATTGTAGCAACCTCTGAACAGACATTATTAGGTCAAGAGGGTTGTTTAACATTTCCGTATCTATTTTTAAAGATTGATAGACCACGTACTATCAATGTAGAATATGAAGATGATGATGGCAAATTAATTAAGAAAGAATTTACAGACCTGTTCTCTCGAATCTATCAACACGAATTTGACCACACAATGGGTATTACATTTGTTGAAAAGGTATCAAAACTCAAATTTGATATGGCCAGAAAGAAGGCTGAAAAAGCATATAAACGTGACCTCAAAATAGCAGAATTAGAAAAATCTAATAAGGCTTGACATTTCTAATAATTTAATATAGGATGAATATATTAATAATTGAGAAAGAGAATTATGGGTTATTCGTGGAAGAAAGGTATGTCTGTTGACGACCAATGGCAAAGTTGGCAAGATAATACAGACTTATCTAAAATACCAGATATTGATACAGATACATTAAAAGAGACAATCATAAAAGATTTGACCTTTGTATCTGCTATGACAGTACAAGAGTATACCCTTTATCAAAAATTTCAAGAAGTAAAATTCAGATACCCTACAGCAGAAACTAATTCATTCTTTGATGATAAGCCTGCAATGTTGAGACCTGACCAAGCAACAGTTATACAGGAAGTTAAAAACAATTTTTGGTTACCTGAAGACCCCGAAGAATATTTAGAATTACAACCTGAATTAATATGGACAGATGGTGCAGATGTTACCTCACATACAAATGCCAAAGGTTCTGAAATTTGGAATGCATTAAGAACATTTTTATCTACAATGAAAAACAATAGTAATATTGGTAGAAATCTTAACTTTCTAATTAGAGATAAAGTTACCAAGAAGTATCTTGGTGTCACTTGTATGAGTAGTGACTTTTTAGACCTTACACCTAGAGACAATTATATTGGTTGGGAAAGAGAAGCCAAGACGCAGAGAATGATTAATCATACCTGTATCGGGTCTACAATTGTACCAATTCAACCTTTAGGGTACAACCTGGTAGGTGGCAAACTACTGGCACTTTTATGCCTATCTGATACAGTTGAAAAAACCTGGGAACACCAATATAAAGACAAATTAGTAGGTGTAACCACAACTAGTCTATATGGTAAGACAAAAGTAATACCATTATCACAATATGATAGACTAAAAAACTGGAAGAAAATGGGTTGGACTGCCGGTTCAGTTTCATATGAGCCTGAAAAAACAACCAACACTATGATACAACAATGGTTAATGAAGAATCACACATACAAATTCTTTGAATGGTATGTTGCTAAAAAAGATAGTGGTCAACCTCATAAAAGAGACCATAGAAATAGAAGTAGAGCATTCACATATAGTAAACTAGGTATTGATAAGAAATTACAAAAGTCTGAACACGCTAGAGGTATCTACTTTGGTGAATTATATGAAAACACTAATCAATTTTTAAGAGAAGAGATTAAAGAAGATAAATTGATTAGAAAATTTGATAATTCAGTAGAAGCATTAACAGAATTATGGAAGACCAAGTATGCCAAGAAGAGATTAAACAGTTTAAAGAAACAAGATAGAGTTTCAAAAGAGACCCATTTCTATGATGATATAATCTATTTGAATTGGGAAGAGTGTAAATCAAAATATCTTGCTGATGTCGGCAGATAATTTAACAACTTTCAAAAAAGGAAATATAAATAAAAATGAATTCATTTGACGAATATCAAAAATTAGCTAAGTCAACAGCAATTTACGACAAGAAACACGCTGTATTATATCCAGCTCTAGGCCTTGCCGGTGAAGCAGGCGAAGTAGCGAACAAAGTAAAGAAACTATTAAGAGACGGATATGAGAACAATAAGGATTATCGTGAAGCGTTATCCTCTGAAATTGGCGATTGCCTTTGGTATATCAGTATATTGGCTGATGATATTGGGTTTAAGCTTTCCGACATTGCTAACAATAATATCGTAAAACTAAAAGACAGACAGGCAAGAGGCGTAATTGGTGGCTCTGGTGACAACAGATGAAACACAGAGTCGTAATCGCAACAGGTGGATTTGACCCCTTACATTCAGGACATTTAGAATACCTAAAGTGTGCCAAAGCACTAGGTGAGGTATTGATTGTAGGTCTGAATTCAGATGAGTGGTTGACCAGAAAAAAAGGTAAATCCTTTTTACCATTCTACGAGAGAAGAGAAGTCTTATTTAATCTAAAATCGGTAGACAATGTTATCAATTTTGATGACTATGACGATACAGCTATTGACGCAATTCTAAAAGTAAAGAAGTTTTATCCACTAGCAGATATTATATTTGCAAATGGTGGAGATAGAAACAATGACAATATACCAGAGATTGAATACTTTAAAAGTGATGATTGGATTAAATTTGAATCTGCTGTAGGTGGTTCTACCAAATCTAACTCCTCATCTAACATACTTGAAAATTGGGTCACCAGTACAACGGAGAGAGATTGGGGTCACTATAAAGTATTACATAATGATAGTGGCATTGTAAAAGTAAAAGAGTTAATTGTTGAGCCTGGCAAGTCTTTATCAATGCAGAAACATCAAGAAAGAGCTGAACATTGGTTCATTTCAAGTGGTAAGGCTACTGTTTATACAATTGGTGACGGTGCAGATAAACGAGAAGACTTACTTGGAACGTTTAAAATGTTTGATAATTTACATATTAACAGAGAACAATGGCATAGACTTGCAAATGAGACTAGCGAATCGTTGCGAATCGTTGAAATCCAATATGGTTCCAGCACAAGGGAAGACGATATTATACGAAAATAGAACAAAAGTAGAACACTATCAAGTCGGTAATCGTTACCTGGTAACAAAAAAAATAATTAATTTAACGCTTGACTTTCATAAAAAACTCCTGTAGGATATATACATAATGAAAAAGGACGACACTATGATAAATCTTGATGTTAAAGGCTATCTAGCCAAACTAATCGCTACAGAGAATATAATAATTCAACACAACAAAGTATCAACTGCCTCTTTTGATGTAAAAAATAGAGTGCTTACATTACCTATCTTTAAAGAACAAAGTGGTGATGTATATGATATGTTAATTGCTCACGAATGTGCTCACGCTTTATATACACCATATAAAGAATGGGAAGGCATTACTGACCCCGAGTTAAGAGCATATGTAAATGTGTTAGAAGATACAAGAATAGACAAATTAATTCAAGCAAAATACCCTGGTATTGTTAAAAACTATATGAATGGTTTTGACATACTTGAAACTAAAAATTTCTTTGGTCTTATGGGTAAAGACATTAATAAAGAACTAATGATTATTGACAAAATTAATTTAAGAAGTAAATCTCTTAACAGGCTCCCTTTTGTTTTTGGTGATGTTGATAATAAATGGTTGGCTAAAGTTGACAAGATTGTTACCTTTGAAGATACAATTACTTTAGCCAAAGAATTGTTAGAATATCAAAAAGACCAAGTACAGGAAATGAAAAAGTTACCTGACTTTGATAATTTAGAAATTGTTAAATCATACAATCTAGGTAAAGATGAGTTTGATTTTGATGATGAAGAAGACATTGAAGAGAATCCGGACAAAGGTGATGAAGCAAATGATTTTAATAATTTTGGTGATGAGCAAGCTGATGATGAAAAACCAGCAGAGCAAGACGGCGAATCAAATAACGTAGAAGAAGACAAAGAGTCTGATGAGAATGGTAAAGAAGCTGCTACTCACTATGGTCCTGGTTCAGGTGGTGATAGTGAGTCTGATAAACTATTAAGAGCGGTGACTCAAGATTCATTTGATAATAAAAAAGAACAATTGTTAGATGAAAAAGTTAAAGGTCTTATATATGGTAATATTCCAGAGCCATCATTTAAAGATGGTTTGACTTCTTATAAAGATTTCTTAAAAGCTTTTGATACACTAAAAGTAGAATCTAAAAAATATGGTACAGATGTTGTTAAGTACGATTCTTGGTTACAAGAAAAATACAAAAAGTTTCTTAAAGATAACAAGAAAACTGTTTCATATCTTGTAAAAGAATTTGAAATGAAGAAAGCTGCAACTGCTTATAAGAGAGCAAGTACAGATAAAACTGGTATTATTGACCCATTAAAATTACCTAATTACAAACATAGTGATGACATCTTTAAAAGATTAACAGTTATTCCTGATGGTAAAAACCACGGTATGATTATGTTGCTTGATTGGTCAGGTTCTATGAGTGATGTATTGAATCAAACTGTACACCAATTGATTAACTTGGTAGAGTTTGTTAGAAGAGTTAATATACCTTTTGAAGTTTACTTCTTTACTAGTGAAAGAAAATATGCAAGTGAGCATTCTAATTATGACAAATCATTCAACCATAAAAATGGTGATTGGTATTTTGAAAACTTTAATTTAGTTAATTGTGCTAGTCACAAAATGACTAAAAGACAATTAGACGCCGCTATGATGTATATGTTTCATATGGGCGATTATTATTCATCTAATTATGGTAGATATAATCCTAGAATTCCTTATGACTATAAGCCTTCTTGTTATGGGTTACCTAGAGAATTCAATCTTGGTAATACACCTTTGAACGAAGCACTTATATATCTTAATAAGTTGGTACCAATGTTCAAAAAGAAATATGGTATTGAGATTATGACACTAATCACATTAACAGATGGTGGCGCTAACGGTATTAGAGGTAGAGTTAAGGGTTCAGAGGGTGATGAATACGGTAGTGATTGGCATAAAACAAAAGTTTATAATATTGGTAAAAAAAGATTGCAACAACCAGCTCATACTGATGGTGAAAATCTAACAGCAATGTTATTAAACCACATTAAATCTGAGCACAATGTAAATGTTATTGGTTTCTTCCTTCTAAAAAGAATTAGAAAGTGGGACCTAGAGAGAATGTGTGTTGGTAAAACATATATTGATAGAGAAAAAGAATACAATCAGATGAGAAAGCAGATGACAAAAGAAAAAGCAGTTGCTGTTGACAAGCCTGGTTATAACAAATACTTTATCTTAAATGGTAAAACTATGGATGTTAAAAACTTTTCAATGGCTGACGCTACTGTTAAGAAAGGTACTTCAAGTGAATTGAAAAGAATCTTTGCTGGTTCTATGAAAGACCGAATCACTTCAAGAGTAGTTTTAAATAAATTCATTCAGGAGGTTGCATAGATGGTTCCACAACCATTGCCTGGTAACAAAAAAATAAAGGGTTGCCAAATGCTAATTTCTATGATAGGATATACGTATAATAAATAATGAAAACTGTGAAAGGACATTACACTATGTTAAATACGAAACAACAAGAGTTTGTAGACCACGCCGTTAAAAAGTTTGGCACAAACGAATTAACTGTTATGCAACTTAAAGAAGCCAACAAAAAGTTTGGTTGTAAGTATGCACCACAATGGTTGATTAAGAATACTGATTACAAAGTTGGTAAATCTTTATTCAAACTACCTACTGAAAACGATACAACTGAAAGCATAGTCGGTGAGACCGAGAATGTTTTACCAGTTGAGAAGACTAATACTGAAGCTGCATATGTGGTTTCTTCATTAGTTGGTAACATTGTTCCTAAAAAGGATCCTGTGTTCGTTTCATTTGGTAATTATCCAGATTTAAAATCAATTGTAAAATCTAATATGTTTTATCCTGTATTCATTACAGGTTTATCTGGTAACGGTAAGACTATGGGTGTGACCCAAGCTTGTGCCGAATCAAAGAAAGAACTTATTAGAGTTAACATTACAATTGAAACAGATGAAGATGACCTTTTAGGTGGTTACAGACTTAAAGATGGTCAAACTGTTTGGCAAAATGGTCCTGTTATCGAGGCGATGGAGAGAGGTGCATTATTACTTCTTGATGAGATTGACCTTGCTTCTAACAAGATTATGTGTTTACAACCGATACTTGAAGGTTCAGGTGTTTATGTTAAGAAGATTAACAAGTTTGTAAAACCTGCTAATGGTTTCAATGTTGTTGCTACTGCCAATACAAAAGGTCAAGGTAGTGATGACGGTAAATTTATAGGTACTAACGTACTTAACGAGGCGTTCTTGGAAAGATTTCCAATTACCTTTGAGCAAAAGTATCCTACTGCTAAGATTGAAGAAAAAATCCTAGTTGGTACTCTTGCCAAGTCTGGTAAAAAAGACGCTGACTTTTGTAAGAAGTTGGTAACTTGGGCTGATGTAATCAGAAAGACCTACTTTGATGGTGGTGTTGATGAGATTATATCAACTAGAAGATTAGTACACATTATTCAAGCCTATACAATCTTTAATAGCAAAGTAAAAGCGATTGAAGTTTGTACGAATAGATTTGATGATGATACAAAGAATTCGTTTATGGAGTTATACACCAAGGTTGACGCTGGCGCTTCTGCTGAGCAGATTGCCGAACAGACTCGACAGAGTGAGATAGCTGCTCAAACGGATGAGGACGATAATTCCTCGGATGACGCTGACGTTATCTAAATTTATATAGTGTAAGTCCTAGTGGTGAGGTGTAGTGGCCTCACCACGTTTTACACGGAAAGAATTATGTTTGATATAGAACACGCAATATTATTTTTGTTTATAAGCATACCATTTACTATTGGTATTTTGTATTTAATACTTAATTGTATTGATTCAAGTAATGATGATGAGGAGAGGAGGTAATAATATGAGTATAACAGTAGAAGTTAGAGGCGGAAACCTTGAAAAAGCTATGAGAGTGCTAAAGAAAAAAGTACAAAAAGAAGGCATTGTCAAGGAGTTAAGAGCCAAACAATACTATCAAAAACCTTCCGAAATCAAAAGAGAGAAGAAAAAAGAGGGTATCAAGAATTTCAAAAAAAAGATGAAGAAACTTGAACAACAAAGATAGATTTCCCGCCTGTGCTTAAATGATGATAAATATGGTGAGTAGGCAGCTCGTAAGACCTACGGCGTGGAGAGGCGACCAGAGCCTGTTGAAATAAACGAACTGGTTAGAGTTTGGTGATTCTCTATAAAAATCACCACCTAATTCGGGTTCATTGGTCTTCGTAGCACTACGGTGATAGGCTTAGTAAGATAAGTTAGTATAATGAGGGTGAGACCTACCTCAACCCAAATGTATTCAGTAGAGCGAGAGTGAACCTGAATAGTGGATTGTTTCAGCATTTGCGCTTAGTTTCGCACCACTTTAAACAAACAAACTAAAGCTGCGAGTTAATGTTTTGGTAGTTTTAAACTCAAAAAAGAAAAACTACCATTATAAATAACAATGAACCGGTTGTTTATTAAATTCTAGTAGAATTTTTTAAGTAAACAATCATTAATAATACGAGGAGTATTAGATATGTATATATCAGACCTAAGAAAAGGTGACTACAAGTTACCTGACGCAGTAAAAAATATCGACTTAAAAAAATCACTAAACGCCTATGAAGAAAGCAAACATTTGTTTTCAATTAGTGAACAAGTTGATAAACATTTTAACAAAAGACTAAAATTTCCATTTACACCAACAGAATTAAAATCTGACAAAGGATGGAAAGAAATAGGTATCAAACCTGACGGTGTTGATTTTCAAACAATCGACCAGAAAGTTAGAAAAGGCCGTAGTTTTGACACTTATGCTTGGATTCCTAATGATATGGTATACACCAATACTATTCATAATAGAGGAGACAATATTAATTTTACAAATATATCTACACATTTGGATTTGAGAGGCGGCCTATTTTGGCAAGCTCTGAATATTACCGTAGTTGTATATTATGCTAAAGATGGAACATATAAATTTGTGACCGTGATTGGCAATCATTGTACAGCAAAATCCATTATTGTAAGTGGACTTGGTGCACCTGTATTTGCTAGAGTTGTTTGTTTAGGTAAAGAAACATCTTTAGATGAAATCAGAAAGTTTGGTGCTATTATTCACCATACAGATAGTGATAGAAGAACAAATCAAGGCGCTGAAGATAGATTAGTTTCAGGTGCTCAAGCTGGCGAACCTCAATATGAAAATACAATGAGAGTTTTGGTTGATATGGGATTTGATATTAAAAATCAGGTAAAACAAAACGGTAAAGTTTTGAAAAAAATATCTTCTCCTACATCTTTAATGGCTATTATCAAAGAGTTTGATTATGATTTAGTAAAAGAAAATGTTGCTTTATTAAACTCTGCTTATCCAAATGATACAACAATACTAACGGGTGGGTTATCAGTATTGACAACAATTAGACATTATTTTGATAATAAGATTAATAAACAAGATTTTGAGAATTGGTTTATGGAGTGGTCAGGCCAATTTGAACAATCAGATATATTTCCTAATTCAGGTAAAAACAAAGAAGTTATGATACCTGTTATGGAATTAATTAAAAATATCAATAGATGGAGTAAAAAAAATCTGAAAAGAAAACAGGTTTTAATTAGTATGAAAGATATTTACAAAGTTATTCCAGAAGATAAACTAGAAAATATCTAATAAAAATTTTATATGGGGGTTGTAATTTTAAAAACAATCCCCATATAAATAACTATGATACGCTCATAAGAGGTATCAAACATTAACTTGCTTAACAAAGGAGATTAAAATGACTAATCACAAAGCAATTCATTCAATTTTTACTGGACTAAAACCGTTTACCGTGGGGTTTGACGATATGTTTGAACATTTAGATAGTGTTCACAACCATATTCCACATATGACGGCTAATAACTATCCACCATACAATATCGTAAAGACAGGTTCTTTGACATATGATATTGAAGTGGCATTGGCTGGTTATGGTAAGAAAGATGTATCAGTAAACTATGAGGATAATATCCTTAAAATCGAATCAGTAAAAAGTAAAGACGAAAAAGAAGTTGAAGACAATGATGGTGTATTACACAAAGGCATTGCTAAAAGAAACTTTATGAAACACTTTACAATCGCTGATGATGTTGAAGTTAAAGGTGCTGAATTAAAAGATGGACTTTTGAAAGTATCTTTAGAGAAGATTGTTCCAGACCATAAGAAGGCTAGAACTATCAATATCAAATAATAATAAAACTAGAGGCGTTCCACTATTGACAATGGGACGCCTTTAGTATATGATGTATAAATAATGATGATAAGGAATTTTATATAATGTGGTCAAATGATGAACAATCTGTTATTACAGAAATCAATAAACTACCTATATTTGCAAATGATAATTTAAATCTGGTCAGTACAAACTATGCTAGGTTTGACGCTGAAAATGATAATTACATTTGTGAAATCAAAAAAAGAAATTTTGAAAGTTACCATAAGTATGCAGTAGAGGGTTTGATTCTTGAAAAAAAGAAGTACGAATCACTCTTAGCAAAAGCAACACCTGGTAAACAAGCACTATACGTTAATCTATTTACAGATAACAAAATGGTGATATGGAATTTAACACAACTTACAAACGAAGGCCACGATTTCTCTTGGTTTAACAAGAAAATGAATAGAGCCACATTTAGAAGTGTTAATAATAAGACCGATAAAGAAGTTTCTTTATTGAAGATTGAAACCAGCATTGACAATAATGCTAAAGTTTGATATATTATAAAAATGCGGATGTCGTATAAAAGTATTATGAGACGTTACCAACGTTTAGAAGTAGGGGCAGTACCTACCATCCGCTCCATTAATACTATGAGGAGAACTACATAATGAACCTAACAAGTGATACGGTTGCCATACTAAAAAACTTTTCTGACATTAATCAGAATATTTTGGTAAAACCAGGCAACAAAATTCAAACTATCTCTACGTTGAAAAACATTTTAGCAGAAGCTGAAATTACAGAGAAGTTTGACCAAGAGTTTGCTATCTATGATTTACCTGAATTTTTAAGAGCTATTGACCTATTTGATAAGTCAGACCTTAATTTCAATGGTGGTCAGAATTTAGTAATCAAAGACAACAATTCAAAACAATCAATTAAATATTTCTTTGCAGATAAATCGGTTGTGGTTGCACCAACAAAATCAATTAATATGCCTGATAAGTTTATTACATTTACATTGTCTAAAGACAATCTTGCTAAACTTATGAGAGGTGTTAATACATTAAATCTACCAGACATTGCAGTAAAAGGTGATGGTAAGACTTTAAGTATTGTTGCTGTTGATAAGAAAACACCATCAAACGATTATTCAATTTCATTAGGAGATACAGACAAAACATTTACTGCCTATTTCAAGACAGAAAATATGAAGATGATTCCTGATGATTATGATGTTGCAATTTCACAACAGAAAATAAGCCATTTCATATCAAAAGGCAAACCTATTCAATACTGGATTGCTATTGAACCTGACTCTGAATTTTAGAGGTAGGTATATATGAGTGAATTTTTGTGGGTTGAAAAATACCGTCCTAAAAAAATACAAGATTGTATTTTACCTGAAGATACTAAAAAAACATTTTCAGAGTTTTTAAAACAAAAAGAAATACCTAATCTACTTCTATCTGGTACTGCTGGTACAGGTAAAACTACCGTAGCACGTGCCTTATGTGAAGAATTAGGTGTTGACTATATTATAATCAATGGGTCAGATGAAGGCCGACAGATTGATACGTTGAGACATAAGATTAAAAACTTTGCCTCTACTGTATCATTAACTGAAACATCAGCACATAAAGTGGTGATTGTAGATGAGGCAGACTATATGAATGCCGAATCAGTACAACCTGCTTTAAGAAACTTCATTGAGACTTTTCATAATAATTGTAGATTCATATTTACTTGTAATTACAAAAGTAAAATTTTACCAGCATTACATAGTCGTTGTACCGTAATTGACTTTGCCATTAGGAATGGTCAAAAGGTTAAGACAGCACAGGCGTTGATGAAACGACTAGGTAAAATACTTAAAGATGAACAAGTTGAATATGATGAAAAGGTATTAGCTGAACTTATACAAAAACATTATCCAGATTTCAGACGGACTATCAATGAACTTCAAAGATATTCTGTACGAGGTAAGATTGATAATGGTATTCTGTTTAGTTTATCAGAGGCAAATACTAAAGAGTTGGTGACCATTCTTAAAGAGAAAAGGTTTAATGATATGCGAAAGTGGGTCATTAACAATCTTGATAAAGAACCATCATCTTTGTTTTCAACAATTTATAATCTGTTGTACTCTACGTTAGAAGGCAATTCTGTACCTCAAGCTGTATTAATTATTGCAGGATATCAATATAAATCTGCTTTTGTTGCTGACCAAGAGATAAATATGGTCGCTTGTTTAACAGAAATTATGGCAAATTGTAAATTCAAATGATAAGAAGTTTAAGAAAATTAATTGTAAAAGTCAGAATGACCTACGCAGACATACGAGGTCACCACGGTAAAAGGTGGAACTATGAACCTGGCGATTACTATATGGGTAGAGCGAATGTACGAACTAAAAGATTATCTAAAAGCGATAAATGAGACCAAAACACCATTACTAGACACAGACGATATAACTTGGGAAAAGAAATTTTCCCCTTTTGTTATTAATAGATGTTTGTCTATGTTCTATGATACAATAATGCACAGCAACGAAATGAATGGCTTGCATTTCTTACCAAAACGTATGCAATTCCACTATTTGATAAATAGTATTAGGAAGAAAAAGCGATTTGGTGGGAAGTGGTTATCACAATCCAAACTAAAGAATTTAGACGTTGTAAAAGAGTATTATGGATATAGTAATTCAAAAGCAAAAGAAGCTCTTAACCTACTTTCAGACGGCCAGATTGAAGAATTAACAATGAGCCTGAATAAGGGTGGGAGAAAAAGAAAATGAGTGAAAATATTAATTGGTCGCCAGAGCAAATGCTTGAAGTAACCATAAAACAACCTGACGATTTTCTAAAAGTCAGAGAAACATTAACAAGAATCGGTGTAGCAAGTAGAAAAGATAAGACATTATTTCAGTCTTGTCACATCTTACACAAACAAGGCAAATACTTTATAACACATTTTAAAGAACTGTTTGCTTTAGATGGCAAATCATCTACATTAGTTATCAACGATATTCAAAGAAGAAACACAATTGCATTATTATTACAAGACTGGAATTTGATTGATATTGTTGACAAATCAAGAGTAGAAGACAAGGCGCCATTATCTCAAATCAAGGTTTTACCGTTTAAAGAAAAGAATGATTGGACATTAAACGCTAAATATAATATAGGTAAAAAACCAACAGATATGGATAAAGATGGCAACAATGCAGGTCAGCAAGTTTAAAGACTATCTAACAGAAGCAAAAGAACCAAAAGACTTTTTAAGGTTACTGATTATTACAGATGAACCTGAAGAGGCTAAAACTTTTCATACTGCTGATAGATTAAAAGAAGAATGTGATAAGTTAAATTATCCATATTATCTTTTCAAACTATCTGGTGGTTACACTACGTTAGAAGATGGTGTCCGTAAATTTCATAACAAAGACGATAAAAAAGGTTTTGAAGTTGGTGCTATGACAGTTGCTGTAGTACGTGGTTCTATTACAAGAAAAGATAGTTGGTTAGATTTAGTTTCTATACTAGAAAGAGCTAATGCAACACTTGTAAACCCTAGAACTACAATTAATATATGTGCTGATAAGTATAGAACAGCATTAAGACTTGCAGATTATGGTTTAACACAACCACAAACTAAATTAATTAGTGACCCCGAAAAATCAAATGAACAAGTTGATGAATCAGGTATTAAGTTTCCTCTTATAATGAAAACATTAAGAGGTAGTAAAGGTGTTGGTGTATTATTTGTTGATAGTCCAAAAGGTTTAGATTCAATAGTACAGTTAATTCATAAACAAGATGAAGACGCTGACTTATTAATACAAGAATATATTAAAACAGATTATGATGTTAGAGTACATATCCTAGGTGGTAAATTTCTAGCGGCTATGAAAAGACCAGTTATCGAAGGAGATTTCAGGTCGAATGTATCACAAGGTTCAGAACCACAAAAAATTAAACTAACAGAATTAGAGATAGAAGAATCTTTAAAGGCTTCTAAAGCAGTTGGTGGATATTGGACGGCAGTTGATTTTATACCTAGTAAAGACAGAGTGAATAAACCACCGTTTATGTTAGAAGTAAATTCATCACCTGGAACAGAGGGTATTGAAGACGCTACAGGTATGAATATTGCAAAAGAAGTTATTACACACTTTGCAAAAAAAGAAAATAGATACACAGTACCAACAGAATGTGGGTACAAAGAAGTGGTCACAATTAAACCTTTTGGTAAAATTGTGGCAAAGTTTGATACGGGTAATTCTGGAATGCCAGTTATTCATTCAGACAAATATAAAATTGATGGTAAGAAAATTACTTGGTCATTATTTAATAAAACTATTACGAGTGATATTATACGTAAAGAAGAAATATCGGTTGGTGGTTTAAGAGATTATGATGAAGACCGATATGTTGTAAAATTAGATGTTGATTTTGCAGGTGGTCATTACAAAGATATAGAATTTACCATTGATAATAGAGAAGATAGGTCTCCTATTCTTCTTGACCGTGCATTTATGACTAGATTAAATGTTATGGTAAATCCCCAAAGAAAATATGTGATAACAACAAAATACAGCATTGACTAATTCAATGTTTTATGATAGGATGTGAGAATGAAAAATATAAAAATAATAAGACTACAAACAGGTGAAGATATAATAGGCGAAGTTAACGATTCTGAAGGAATTGTATCAATTACTAAACCATTTACAATCATACCAATGCAATCTCAACCAGGTAAACCAGTACAATTAATTTTGACACCTTGGATGCCATATACAGATGACAAGAGTTTGACTATTGATGAAAGTAAAGTGGTTACGATTGCTAATCCAAAAGAAGATATTTTAAAATCTTATGAACAGAATACTAGCTCTCTTATAACTAAACCATCAGGTCTAATAACAGAAACTAATTTACCTAAACTATAATGATAACCGTTTACTTTATCAGAAATGGTAAAGAACGGATTGGTGTTGATATAGAACCGGGCTTTACTCTTATGGAAGCTGCTAGAAAGGCAGACTTACCAGAAATACCAGCAACGTGTGGTGGTTGTCAAGCTTGTGGTACTTGTCACGTACATATAAACACGCTTGACAAATGCGAGCCGGCAGAGTATAATAGCCTTGAAACTGAATTATTAGAGTACGAAAAAGATTACGATAGAATGACAAGTAGGTTGTCGTGTCAAATACAACTTACTAATAAACATAATGGACTTGAAGTGAGATTGAGAGATAATGAACTTTTATAAAAATGTAATAGAACACAAAGGTAAACTTCTTATTCGTGGTGTTATGAATGGGAAAGATTACAAAGAAAAAATAGATTTTGGTCCAACTCTCTACGCCTTATCACAATCAAAAACAGATTACACATCTTTACAAGGTCAGTATCTTAAACCTATAAAGTTTAATGATATTAGGTCTGCTCGTAATTTTAGAAAAGAATATGGCAACCAATCGCCATTGTATGGCCTTGAACGATACCATTATCAGTACATTGGTCAAAATTATCCTGAAGATAATATAGATTGGTCTAAAGAACATATTAAAATCTTTACACTTGATATTGAGACAACTTGTGAAAATGGTTTTCCAGATGTAGAAAATCCTATTGAAGAGTTGTTGTGTATCACAGTAAAGAATCAATCTAATAAACAAATCATAACTTGGGGTGTTGGTCAATATAAAACTGATAGACCAGATGTTACCTATGTTTATTGTAGAGACGAAAAACAATTGATGTTTGAGTTTATGAAATTCTGGATTAAAAATCATCCAGATGTTATCACAGGTTGGAACACCAAGTTTTTTGACTTGCCTTATATGATGAATAGAATTAAACTGATTGCAGGTGATAAAGTTGCAAACAGAATGTCGCCTTGGAATTTAGTCAATCGTGAAGAGATTGTCGTAAGAGGCCGACCACAAACTGTTTACAAGTTGTTTGGTATTACTATGTTAGATTATCTTGACTTGTATAAGTGGTTTATACCAACAAGGCAAGAGAGTTATAGACTTGACTTTATTGGTGAATTAGAACTTGGTCGTGGTAAAGATGACGCAGGTTATGATACATTTAAAGATTGGTATACAAAAGACTTTCAATCATTTATTGATTATAATATTCAAGACGTTGAGATTGTTGACGCATTAGAAGATAAACTTGGTCTAATTGATTTGAGTTTAACTGTTGCGTTTGAATCTAAAGTTAACTTTGATGATATATTCTCACAAGTTAGAGTATGGGATACATTGATTGCAAATCACTTAATGAAGAAAAAGATATGTGTACCACCAAGAGAAGACAATGTTAAGTTAACAAAGTATGAGGGTGCTTACGTAAAAGAACCTCAAGTTGGTCAGCACAAATGGGTGGTATCGTTTGATATTAACTCACTATATCCACATATTATTATTCAATACAATATTTCGCCAGAAAAAATACTTGGTGAAAGTGGTCACGGCGTCAATGTTAATAAAATGATTGATATGTCCGTACCACTTAATTATCTTAAAACAGAGGGTGCTTGTATCACACCTAACGGTGCAAAGTTTAAAAATGATAGTCAAGGTTTTCTACCTGAAATGATGGAAACAATGTACAATGAACGTGTCATTTACAAAAAAAGAATGTTGAAGGCTAAAAAAGAATACGAGGTTACAAAAGACCCTAAACTTGTCAAAGAGATTGCAAGGTGCCACAATATTCAATGGGCAAGAAAGATTGCGTTAAACTCGGCTTATGGTGCAGTTGGCAATCAATACTTTAGATACTATGATGTAAGACAGGCAAGTGGTATTACTACAGCTGGTCAATTTATTATTCGTTTCATTGAAGGTAAAATGAATGAGTATCTAAACAAAGTATTACAAACAAAAGATAAAATAGATTATGTTGTGGCTTCCGATACAGATTCCATTTATGTGACATTAGATAAACTTGTAGAACAAACTTGTCAAGGTAAAACAAATGACCAGATTGCAGACTTCATTGGTAAAGTATGTGACAATAAACTAGAACCTGAAATTGAAAAATGGTTTGCTGATTTATCTGATTACTCTAACGCTTTTAAAAATGCAATGGTGATGAAACGAGAAGTTATTGCCAACAAAGGTATATGGGTTGCAAAGAAAAGATATATGTTAAATGTTCTTGATGAAGAGGGTATTAGACTTTCGGATCCCAAACTTAAACTTATGGGTATCGAGGCAGTTAAATCATCAACACCTGGCGTTTGTCGAGTTAAGATTAAAGAGGCAATCAAAACCATTATGGGTAAAGAAGAAACAGATTTACATAAACTTGTTGCAGATTTCAGAAAAGAATTTTTACAGTTGCCACCAGAATCAATTGCCTTTCCTAGAAGTTGTAATAATTTAAAGAAGTATCGTTCTTCTAATCAAATCTTTATTAAAGGTACACCAATTCACGTTAAAGGTGCGTTGATATATAATTATCAAATACAAAAACTTGGTTTGCAAAACAAATACCCTTTGATACAAGAAGGCGACAAGATTAAATTTATCAAATTGAAAGCTGCAAATCCATTTAAGTTTGATGTTATTAGTTATATGACCACACTACCAAAAGAATTTGAATTACAACAGTATGTAGATTACGACATACAATTTGAAAAAACATTCCTAGACCCTATGAGATTTATATTACAAGCGATAGGCTGGGAAGATGAACCAAAAGCAAGTTTGGAGGCATTTTTTGGATGAAATATAAAGATAAGATAAATGATTTTTTTAAATGGGTCAAAGGTACTGAATTAATCGAACTAGATGACATTGATGTATCAGAGGATCCTGTTAGACCTGAATTAACTTTGGGTTTTAGAATTACAAACGGCCGAAAAATATTTGGCCTAAAATATAATGATGAAGTTGAAGCTATTATTTGTGTAGCATTTTGTCCTGAAGTACCTTATACTGTAAGAGAAATGGATTATATGTCAAGAGTAAATGATTTAAAAGATGTTGCAGTTGCATATACAGTATGGTCAAGAAAACGAGGTGCAGGTAAAGAGATTGTAAATAAATTGGGTCAATGGGCAAAACAAAATAAAGTAGGTAGATTGGTTACTTTATCACCATTAACACCAATGGCAACACACTTTCATATTAAAAATGGTGCAAAACAAATACACATAAACGAAGAGACACAAAATTTTGAATATAAACTTTCCGAATAAAAAATATGGTGTGATATACGCCGACCCACCTTGGTATTTTAAATCAAGGTCAAAGAAAGGTGAGGGCAGAAATCCTAATCAACACTATAACTGTATGGAATTAAAAGACATATGCGATTTACCTGTTAAGGATATATCTGCTGATGATTCTGTATTGTTGATGTGGGTAATTGACCCTATGTTAGATTTAGCCTTTGATGTAATAGAGGCTTGGGGTTTCCAATATAAGACGGTTGGATTTACTTGGGCAAAAACAAATAAAACAAATATGGGAATGTTTACCGGTTTAGGATATTGGACTAGAGGCAATCCCGAAATGTGTTTACTTGCAACTAAAGGTAAACCAAAAAGAATTTTTAAAGACGTAAAACAATTAGTAGTATCTCAAAGAGGAGAACACTCAAAGAAACCTTTAATGCATAAAGAGATTGAAAGGTTAGTTGGTGGTCCTTACATTGAGTTATTTGCTAGAAACAAACCATATAAAAATTGGGATTATTGGGGTAATGAAGTATGAATGTTCAATTGATTGATAAAATGGGAAGTGATTTGTCCGTAGTAAATGCAGCTAGAGTTTCATTTGCTAAAAGAAAAGAATTGTTAGAAGAAAAAGATGAGAAATTAATTAAGTATTTGGCCGAACACGACCATTGGTCACCATTTGGTCATACTAGTTTACAATTCTTAATCAAAGCACCTATCTTTGTTGCAAGGCAACTTGTAAAACATCAAGTTGGTTTAGTATGGAATGAAGTGAGTAGAAGATATGTAGATGATGAACCAGAATTTTACATACCTTTTATGTGGCGAAATCGTGCTGAGAATAAAAAACAAGGTTCAGGTGATGAAGAAATTGAGTATGATATAACACCTACTATTCAATGGTGTAAAGAAACCTACCGTAATATGTTAAAAGCAGATATAGCACCAGAAATGGCAAGAATGATTCTACCACAAAATATGATGACTGAATGGTATTGGACTGGTTCATTAATGGCATTTGCTAGGGTGTGTAATTTAAGAAGTAAGGAAGATACACAAGCAGAAACAAGAGTGATTTCAACACATATAGATAAACATTTGAAGGACCACTTTCCAATAAGTGCGAAATATTTACTTACATAATGACTTATTTACTGGTTGCCATCTATCTTATTTTGTGTTATAGTATTCCTTTATTAATGTTAAAAATGTGGAATGATGAAGAAGTTAGATAAAGA